TCAAACCTTTTGAGGCCAAGTCTTCTCCAACCCCTACAAGCATTTCTCTAACTTTCCCTAGCTGCTCTGTTGTGAGCAAGCTTTGACTTCCCACGTTTTCCTCTAAAAACGTCAAGGTTTTTAGTGATTCGTTTAGCTTTTGTGCAGGAGTTATAGTTTTTTCAAACATTTTTGCCATAGCTGCTGCGGCTTTTTGCACCTTAAGAATTCTCTTGCTTTCCTCTTCTCTTGCAATATCCTCCGGTTCGCGCTTCTCGCCTGAACCCTTGGGCGGCTCAGGAGAAACCTTCAACGATGCAGCAAATTCTTTTCTTGCCTTTGATATAGCGTCTTGCAAAACCTTCAGTCTGGCGTTAAGCGCGGCTTCAACTGCTTCGTTTCCACCCTCTTCTAGCTCGGTTAAGGACGCAGTAAGAGATTTAACCTCTTGATCCGCGAAAGCAATAGTCGCAATTGACCTGTTGACCCCCGACTCAACTACCGCTGTCAAAACAGATTCCAGACTTGTTTTCTGATCTTCAATCATGCCTATCAAGCTTTGATTAGCCTGATCAAAGACAGCCTGCGAAATAAGCCCCTCAAGCTCTTTGGATATCGCTTGCGAATCCAACAAACCCTGACCAAGCACTGCTTTTGAGCTAGACTCCGGAGCCTCAATAGCCCCAAGCAATTCTTCGCTTATCCCTAAGTTCATAGCCCTTACAGCGGCAGCAGCATTGTTGGCAACAGCTCCAAACCTGTCAGCCATATCTTTAAGAAAGGTGTTTATTCCGGATTTAAACAGCGCATCGCCAAGGCCTTTAAAGGCGATTTGAGCATTAGAAATTTTAGTTTCTAATAACTCCATTCTCGCTTCCATAAGACCGCCGAAGTCTTTTTCAAGGCCGTCCTTTAAAACGCCCATGATTAGAGCTGCGCCTTCAGCGGTTTTGCCTAGCTCACTGATCTCAAGTCTGGCTACACCCAATCTATCCGCGAGAATTTTGTATACAGGTATACCTTGGTCGGATATCTGCTCTAATTCTTCAAGCCCCAATCCCCCGCCAGCAGACCTTTGAGTAATCCTGATCATGGCTTGAAATGCTTCCAGAGGATTCAGCGCTGCCGAAGCTGCATCGCCAAAGATGGTCAACATTTCTTCTGTGGGGTCTATACCGTTTGATTTAAGCTGAATAAATGCCTTTGTGACATCTTCTAGCTGGAAGGGGGTCGTTTCTGCGAACTGTCTTATGCCGTCAAAAGCTTTTTCGCCGGATTTGGCACTGCCGTATATTCTTTCTAGCGTTATGCCTAAAGCTTCAAATTCATTGCCTACTTTAGCAATACCTTGAATGGCGGTTAGGCCAACCATTGCCCCGCCAACCGCCGCCAAAGGAGCCATAAGCCCCTTAATTGAATCACCAAACCTGCTTACAGGCTTAGGGTCAAGCCCTTTATCTAGCTTTTGCTTAACCTTTCCTAGTTCTGCGGTAAGGCCTTTTGTATCGGCCTTAATTTGGATTATAAGTTCTTCTATGGTAGCCATTAGTCTGGATTCAACTCCATTAGTTCGTCTAGCTCTGATCTACTCATTGGTTGATCTTTCGAGCCTCCGTTAAACTCCTGAAATCCAGTAAGTACGGAGTAGATTTCTACAGGAGACATTTGCCAAAACTCAGAGGGCTGTATGCCAGCCATCCCCACGCAAACCTCGTAGAACCTCCTCCATTGAATAGGTTCTAGCTCTCCCTCTCCTGCTTTTTTTCTTCGCTTTCCGCCTCCGGATCGCTAAGAGTGGAAACTAATAATTGCGCGACTGCGCTACAACAAGGAACAATGCCCGACTTTTGTATGATTTGCTTTACATCTTTGTCGGAGACATTATTGCCGCCGCCCCGTAAGGCGTGGAAAAGAATTACAGAGAGATCGTTGATGCGAACATCACCGTCAGATAATCTCTGCGTAATCTGGAGAATGCCTTTATCCAAGGCTGTTTCTATTTTTATAAGAGAATCTACTGTAAGCCTGCAAGAATGTTCTTCTTTGCCAAGACTAACTAGCATCTCCCCCTTCAACGGGTTCGTCATCTGACTGCTCCTGTACGCTTTCGTTTGAAAGCTCTATTACCCAATTTTCTTCTCTAGCATCCATCTCGCAACTTTCAACCTCAAAAGGCTTACCGTTTACTTTTATGGTTTTCGCTTTAGAGAAGTCTTGGCCCACAACAATCTGAGAGCCTTTCATCATTCCGTCTCTTTCTATCTTGCCGTGGCTAATATTTACCTGAATCCAAGCCATGATAGCTCCTTATGAGAATGTTACTGCTTCGCTAGATTCTAGCGTTAAGCTGTAAGTAGCTTCCCCGTTGTACTCGCCCGCATACTCAAGACTGGTGAGCTGAAAAGCTCCGGCGTAAGTGCCGTGACCCGGAATAATTAGCTGATAATTTGAGAAAGTTGCCGATCCCATTTTATCCTTTATAGTCGTTTCTGCCGCCGAATCAGTGAACACGCCGCTGCCACTAATAGTGATAGAGTTCACGCCCGCACCAGCTAATATTTCCCGAACGTTAGAGCTGTCTTTGTTGGTGATATCTACCATCTCATCGTTCAAGGATACAGAGGTAGACCTGAGACCGCCTATAGTCACATAGGTGGAGCCTGTGGTATTTATCTTAAGGAGTAAGCTTTTACCTTTTTGAGCCGCCATAATCTATTCTCCTATTAAGCGTTAGTAAACGTTACCGCGCCCGAGGACTCAAAGGTTACACTGTAGGTAACCTCTCCGTTATACTCGCCGCCATACTCTAAGTTAGTAATAAGAAAACTTCCGGCGTAAGTGCCGAAATCTGGAATAATGAAGCTATATGCCTTCAAGGTGCCAGATGCAAAATAGGTCTCTAAAGTAGTTTCAGTATTTACCCCAGTAAAAATACCTGACCCCGCAATAGTTACGCTAGTATTCCCGCCTTGAGGAAGAAGCGCCCTGCTGTTGCCCACGGTATCCTTATTTGTTACATCCACCATCTCGTCGTTGAGGGTGATAGATGAGCTTCGCAAACCACCTATAGTAGTCTGGCTGCCGCTTTGATCCAATTTGATTAGGACAGCCTTGCCTTTTTGTGCCGCCATATTATATCTCCGTTAAGAAGTACCTAAAATAACTGCACGAAACCTCATGATGCCGTGTCTTGTGAGTCCGTCTGGATCCCTTATTAAATCACTAAACTCCATTCTCATATTAACGAGATTAAAACCAGTGACGGTAAGATTGCTATCATGCAACAAAGTATGCACTCTGTCCATAATGTTTTTTGCCTGCGCCGAGCCAGCGACCCTGCTCCAAACGTGCATAACTACTGTAGTTTCGGCACCAGTTTCATCTTTAGTGCTGTAGTCTACAGCCGTATCTTCCCCTATCTGAACGAAAGGATACGCTGTACCTTGAGGAACCTCGTCATGAACAGAAGCCCCCAATGTAGACGTTAAGGTATTGTCGCTGCTTAGTGCGGAATATATGGTCTTTTGAAGCTCAAACTGGCCTACGCTCATGATATCAACCCTTGCTTAACAAAGATGACCCTGATTTTTCCTGCATTCTTTTTCAAAGCCGGCCCCATAAAAGGACGCGCCGGCATATTTACCGTCCCATACTCCAAAGCCTTGCTGTAAGGCGCTGAGGACACGATAGAGCCGATTACCTTACCGTCTGCGCCAAGACCGCTAACTTCAACCTCGGTCGTTATGTTAGAAGCTAGAAAGCCTGTGTCGCTTGCCGGCGGCTCTCCCGCCGCTGACTGCGTATGCGTTCTTGATGGATTGTATTTTTTTACAGTTTCGCCAGTTTTAGAGCCGCGCATAATGCTCTGCTGGGCTTCATTTTTAACAAGATTGACCGCCTTGAACATCGCCGCCTTTGAGTTTTTAACTGGAAGATCGCCCAGCCTCACCCTTAACCTGTTTAGAAACTGCTGCCTGTTCTTAATCACGCGGCCACGCCTTCCTCTGCAACGATTACAAGATACTTTCCTCTCTCGTCCTCATTGATTACGCTACGAATATTGAACAGCTTTGAGTCCCAATTGATTCGATTAGCCGTTGTAACTCCGGAAACATAGCGCGTTGTAAACTTCCATGCGCCTTTTTCTGATAACTGGCCCTGAGTGTAAGGTTCTGTGCCGGAGTCTGTACAGCGTGAGCATATACGCTCTGAGACGTACTCCAAGCGTTGGTAAAACCGCCGCCGCCGTCAGCGGTTCTGGTCACCCCCTCAATGGCGATAAGCTCTCTCATTGAGCCGTTAGAGTAAGCCATTAGCCGAGAGCCATGTACTTAGAACCGCCCAGCCCATCCATAATCTTATACGGTTGGTATAAGCTTGCCACCATCGGAGGGTAGGACATTGCCTGCTGATAGTCCTTCATGTCACCCCTTTGGTCATAAAGGTAAGCAATATGCTGCAACATTCCAATCTTTAAAGGCTCAGGGATGTCGGCTACAGCAGCATATCCAGCAACATATGTAACCTCTATCGCGTTAGCCACCCTGAGAGCGGTTGGAAATGTTTCACCTGTTCTTAAAACAACCCTAGAAGGCTCTCGCGCAGAGTCTACATAATAGCGCGAGGAGGCCATAGTTGTTGCTGTGTCAGCATCATCAAAACTAATAACAGAGGTTACTGTTTGCACGGGAGGTTTAGGTAGAGATATAAAGTTCTTGTAAAAATTGATGTAAGGCCCGACTTTTGTGCCTTCCCACAAAGGGTCATCTATTTCGTTTTCAGTATCCAGTTTTAATATAAGCGTTTGAGTAAACAAAGCCCTGCCTGTGAAATCCTCACAGAAAACCCTAGCCGCTTTGATAAGGCTAGTGATAAGCGTGTCTTCAGCGCTGCCGGTTACTCTCAGAT